CTGGAACAGTGATAGTCAAAACACCTGCGGTAACTGAAGTTGTTGGGTCTTCTGCAACAACAACTGAACCGTCAGTTGTGTGTTTCCAACCTTCAACTATCAATAACCCCAATGAGCTGATACCGTAATTACTCAATTGAACTACAAGATTATCTGCTGCATCAGTTGTGTTTGCTACACAAATAACTACTTCTTTTAATTCGGAGTTTGGGACTACTTCCCATGCCTTTAATGTGTTTATTGCTGCCATTTTTTATTAGCCTCCTTATGCTAGTCCGTATCTTCTAACCATTGCTGCTTGGAAGTTTACGACTAGTGTTCCGTACCATTTAATGTAGTACTTTTGTGAATCGTTTGTTTTAGCTAATTCTTCGTATGTGTAATCTTGTAAGACTGCTAAGAACAAATATCTTGTGTCTAAAAATACGATTTGTCTGGATGCTGCAACTGTTGGCATATATCTATCTTTAATGAATAATATTCCATCAAATGTAAATGCGTCAGGGATACCGAAATCCATTGCACCAGATGGTCTTTCAACGTTTCTTTGGAAATCCATTAAAAGTCCTTTGATGTAATTGAATGTATATCCGTCAGTAACTGCTAAATCTACTAAACCGTTTGCTTCGAATGATGTGTTGATATCAGTTCTAATTTGTTCTAGAGTAATATTTGCACCTGCATTGTTAGTTGCGTTTGTAGTGATAGCTGCAAGTAATCCATTAAAACCTAATGGGTCAGTTGTAGTGTTACCGTTGATTAATTCGTTTTCCAATGCTTCGTTCATTGAAGCTGTTTTAACACGAATATCTTCTGCCATCAAATCAATGATTGTTTCACTTGCTATTGCTGGACCTGTAATTCTTCCAACTGCGTATAAGTAACTCATTGTTGCTGTGCCAGTTGCTCTTGTATCAACTTGCTCACTTAATGATGCATCTTCACCTAAGAAATCTGCACCAGCTTTAGTGGATAAAATGTTATATACATAACTTCTTCCTCTTACTGCCCTTCTAGGCACTAATTTTACTAAAGGTGTTTCTCTTACTGTTCTATCAACGATAGATGGGTCTACAAAAGGTGGTAACATTGAATAACCTGTGTATGTACTACCAGATGTTGTACTCATGGAAGGTGCTTTCTCTAATAGCCTCTTACCAATTTGTGCTCTCTTGTCTATTCCCCTAATTGGGTCATAATATGTTGATTCGTTAGCAATTCCTGCTGCTCCGAATACTTTCTCAAAAGCGTATTCTGCTTCTGCGTTGCTTAAACTTTGTCTTGCAAACATTTTTTGTTCCTCCTTATATTAAACCTGCTTTTTTCCTAAGCATATTTTCAATTGTCATATCCATCTCTTTCACTATCTCTAATGTTAATGCTGGATTCTCAACTGTTGCTTTCAATATCGACTGTTTTTCTAAAGTATCTAATTTTTCTTTCAATACTTTATTTTCTTCAATCAATTTTTGAACTTCATTATTTTCTTCTTTCTTAACTTCTTCAACTTCCTTCTGTACTACTTGTTCAATTTCTTTCTGAACTTGAGTTTCCAAAGGAGATTCTGTAATTACTTCTTCTGTCATTTTTATTTCCTCCGTGGATTTTTGAACTTGAATATCTTCAACTTTGTTTTCGTGAGATTCTAAATCAAATTGTTTTGCTAAATGACCAAATGTAGCGTTTCGATTACTTTGAATCGGAACCCATGTCGCTTCTAATAACTCAGCGTCTGAATAACCTCTCAAAATTCTACCCTCAATTTCTTTGGTTACTTGACCGAGGGGTAATGCTCCGATAGAAATGCCCGGTGCTTCACCTTTTGCTAATGCTTCCTCAACTTGTTTCTTAATCTGTGCTGCCAATGGATTCGCTTCTGCTGAAAAGAACCAAGGGTCTGCGACTAAAGCAGTATTTTCGCCTTTCTCTATAACTTTCAGGTTAGACCATCCACCAACCCACGACTGCATTTTGTTTTCATGGTTAGCTAATGCTTTCAATGTTTTATTCTTCGCCCATTTCATAATCAATTCTTTGGTCATAAACTCATCATCTCTATCGAGAGAAGTGTCAGAAAGTATCGCAACTAATCGACCATCTGCTGATTTAGAAACTGGCATCCAAACATTAAAACGTTCTTCCATGCCTAAGATATATAACCATTTAGTATTTAAATAATATTTTAAAACTACTATTCTTCTAATGAAAATCTGATTACAGATCTGCAATTAGGATGGGCACTCGGCATTGACCAATGTCGACCGTCTCTCAAATAAAAATCTTCATTCAATGGAACAGCCTGACCATTCAACTCTTTACAAATATCCGATGTTCTGTCATCGATAAATGCATCCCAAACTTTTTTACCTTTTAATCCACTTTCTTTATACGCCTCTACTTTCCCCAGATTAAATATTCTCGTTGTTTCTGTTCGAGCAATCTTAGTCGCACGACCTTCTAATCCATCATGTCCAATATACTTACCCAGAATCTCTTTGATATTCTTTTTAATATCATTTGTTGAACTACCATTCAATACATCTAAACTAACTTGATGCATAACTTCGTTTTGTAAATCTCTGGCAACGCCTTTTAATCCGTCCCATTTATCGCCTTCAATGTAAAATCCGTCTAATTGTCTAAGTGTTAATACTCCAACCGATTTATCAAACTTAGTCGAGAAACCAATGTCCATGTTCAATTCTTTTTCTGCGTCGTGAATACCTTCTTTCATATTATTCTTAATAACCTTATTTAATTCTTTTTGAAAATCAACAGTATTAACACTGTTGAACAATTTTGATAAGAAGTTACCAAACGATTTCTCAATACAATAATCTTTATTGATATTATTCAGTTCTTTGTCCACTGCATTCATGATTGAATCTTCCCAATGCCTAAACTTTTTTTTTAAGAATTCGTCATACTTAGATTCATCCATTGCTGGGTGTGATTCTTTGAGAATATAAGAATCGAAGCGTTTATCAGCTTCGACTTCTTGTTTGTTTTGAGGTGTAAGTTTTTCTTCCTTATCAGTTTGGTCTGATTTAGGAACATTATTATTTTCTTGAAAACTCTCTTGCATAATCATTGAGAAAGGTTTATCGCCCCATTCAACTGGATTTAANCCTTCAGCAATTCTAATCTCATTTATAGTATAAACATTATTTTGTAACTTTTGCATTTCTTGGTCGTGTTCAACTTTCTCTGCAACAGCATCGAACAATATCCATTCGAATTTTAATTTATTATGCCCAACTACATCGGGTAAAATCTCTCGGTTGATTTTGTCAGAGATTAATTTCAAATAGGGTTTAATTGCATTCTTGATTGTAAGTCGCTCTTGGGAGTCTCCTGTGGATTTGTTCGAGTTCTCATAAAATCCGACTTCTTGAGGTGATAAACCATAAGCACCAAATACTAAATGAAAATACCATTTCTGACCTTCTAACCACTCCATATCTTTGTTAGTTAATGATAAACTCTTGAAATCTACTTGAGCAGCATTAAGGAATGCGAGTTTGTGTGCTTTACCTTTAATCTCATTCTCCCATGTTGCTTTGAATCTGTCTAAAGAATCTTTATCCATTTGTGCGGACACAATCCCAGAAGGGGTTGCATTGTTCTTGAAGAACTCTTTATTGTATCTCGTTGATTGAATCATTAACTCTACTTCTTGCTGGATTGATTGTAATGGACTAAACCCATAAGGATAGTTTTCTGTACTAAGATTCATTCTTCCATAAATAATCTCGTCAGTTGAGAACTCGATTGGTCTACCCAAAGCATTCGAATAAGAATATTGCCAATATTTGTAAATCACACCGTGAGTATCCATATCAATCAAAAATCTCGAACCATCGTAAGAAAATAATTCTACTAATTCACCTTTGGCGTTTCTACCTTTCCAGATAACTCCTGCGTCAAGTTCCATGATATCACGAATGTACATTCCCCAAATATCCCAAAAAGTCTGGTTATTTCGATTAGGTCTTGTTAAAAGATTCAAACTCTTTTC